ACGAGGGGTCCATCTTTGGCAGCTGGAAAGCCTGCCAAACCCTCGCCCTCATGCATGACGCCGTCGTCCTCCTCCTCGGCCCAGTCAAGAAGTATCAGCGCGTCTTCGACGCTCGCGAGCGCCCGGCCACCCTCTACATCCACGCCGGCCAGACCCCCACCTCCATGAGCTCCTGGTGCCGCCGCCATCTCACCACTGCCCCCAAGCTCGCCAACGACTACACCGCGTTCGATCAGTCCCAGCATGGCGAAGCCGTCGTCCTCGAGAGAAAGAAGATGGAGCGACTCTCCATCCCGCAGCACCTCATCGACCTCCACATCCACCTCAAGACGCACGTCGAGACCCAATTCGGCCCCCTCACCTGCATGCGCCTCACCGGAGAACCCGGCACGTACGACGACAACACGGACTACAATCTTGCAGTCATCAATCTGGAGTACGCTGCCGCCCACACCCCCACCATGGTCTCCGGAGACGACTCCCTCCTCGACTCTGAGCCCCCCCGCCGCCCCGAATGGGTTGCCATCCAGCCCCTCCTCGCCCTCCGCTTCAAGAAAGAGCGCGGTCTCTACGCCACCTTCTGTGGCTACTACGCCTCTCGCGTCGGTTGCGTCCGCTCCCCCATCGCCCTCTTCGCCAAGCTCGCTATAGCAGTCGACGACGGCTCCATCTCCGACAAGCTCTCCGCCTACCTCATGGAGTTCGCCGTCGGCCACTCCCTCGGCGACTCCCTCTGGCAGGCCCTCCCCCTCACCGCCGTCCCCTTCCAGTCCGCTTGCTTCGACTTCTTCTGCCGCCATGCGCCCCGCGACCTCAAAGTCGCCCTCAATCTCGGCGAAGTCCCGGAAAGCATCATCGCCCGCCTCTCTCATCTCTCCTGGCTCTCCCACGCTGTCTACGCCCTCCTTCCCTCCCGCCTCCGTCACGCCCTCCTCTTCAGCTCCCGCCAAGGTCGCGCCCTCCCCGAAGATCCCGAAATCTCGGCGCTACAGGGTGAATTGCTTCAGATGTTCCATGCCCCAATGCACTCTGACCTCCTCCTCCCTCTTCAAGGCGGTATATCTCACGACAACCTCCTCACTCCCCACGAGTTCCGCTCCGCCCTCCTCGACTCCAAAGTCGCCTCCTCTCCGCTCTTCTTTCCCCCCATGGCCACTCCTGATGCCTCCAAAGTCGGTCCGCCTCCACCCAGCGATGATCGCACTGACCGCCAGCCTCGCCTTCCTGCTGCTCCTCGTCTTCTGGAGACTTCTCTCGCCGTCCCGACCATCGACTACCCGTTCCAGTGGACGGTCGCCTCGTACGCCGGAGACACAGCCAAGCACTTCACCGATGACCTCTCCGGATCCACAAACTTGACCTCCATCATGGCTGGCTACCGCCACGCCGAGCTCCTCAACGTCGAGGTCGAGTTCGCCCCCCTCGCCGCCGCCTTCTCCAAGCCCATCTCCGTCACCGCCGTCTGGACCATCGCCTCTCTCAGCCCGGCCTCCACCAACGAGCTCCAATTCTTTGGAGGTCGCCTGCTCACCCTCGGCGGTCCCGTCCTCATGGGCTCCGTCACCCGCATCCCGGCCGATCTCACCCGCTGCAACCCCCTCATCAAGGCCTCCGTCGCCTACAAAGACTGCCCCCGCCTCTCCTACTCCGTGTACGCCAACGGTGGCAGCGCCAACACCCCCCTCATCACCGTCATGATCCGTGGCGTCGTCCGCCTCTCGGGCCCGTCCGGCAATTCCATCTCTTAGGACCCCCCCCTCCACTCTCTTTCCAGTCCCCTTACTTTCCTGTGTGTTTCCCTTCCCTTTCCTTTTCCTTTCCAGTCCCCC